AACAATGAAGCTCCAGAAGGATTTGAACCGCACTATTTTGCACAGGAAATGGCTAAGGATTCTACTAATACTTGGATTCATTTCCCACATGAATTGTGGTGGAACGCACCTGTTTGAGTGTTCTAGTATATACAAAATCAGAATTATATATACAGTATGACATGGTTTTCTCCTTGTATACAAGATAGTGAGCCATGGAATGGGTAAAACATTTTGGAATAATGTTTTTAGCCATCAATATATACGGAGCGGGTGGAAGGGTAAGTTTTTTAAGAAGTGACGGCTGACAACGCAATGCGGAGAGTTGGGATGTCTCTACCTTTTAAATATAAAGCACCCATGGCCGTCACTTTTTATTTTAAAATGAAAGATTGAAATGGTTTATAGTAAAGAGGGAAGGTGGGATCAAACCGAAAGACCCTACACTCCAGCAGATGTGAAAAGGTTAAGTGGTTCTGTCAAGGTTGAATATACTCTTGCAAAACAGGGTGCAGAAAAACTCTGGAACAAATTACATTATTCAAAATATGTTAGTGCATTGGGTGCATTAACTGGTAATCAAGCGATGCAGCAAGCAAAGGCGGGACTTGATGCAATCTACCTCTCAGGGTGGCAAGTTGCAGCAGATGCAAATGACAGTTTGCAAATGTACCCTGACCAATCACTATATGCAGTAGGAAGTGTACCTACTGTAGTCAAAAGAATCAACAATACATTTCAACGTGCAGACCAGATCCAGACAATGGAAGGAGAGGGTGATACAGATTATTTCCTTCCTATCGTTGCAGATGCAGAGTCGGGTTTCGGTGGAGTTCTCAATACTCACGAACTTGTCAAAGCATTAATTGAAGCAGGAGCTGCAGGAGTTCACATAGAAGATCAGTTATCTTCTGCGAAGAAGTGTGGTCATATGGGTGGAAAAGTTTTAGTGTCTACTCAGGATATGGTTGACAAACTTGTTGCTGCAAGATTGGCTGCAGATATAATGGATGTTCCTACACTTATAATTGGAAGAACGGATTCTCTTTCAGGAGCATTATTGCAGAATGATGGTTGTCTAGATGATCACAGATTCATAACAGGAACAAGAACTAAAGAAGGATTCTACAGAGTCAAAGCAGGAATGGATCAAGCAGTTGCAAGAGGACTCGCATATGCACCTTTCTGTGATTTACTTTGGATGGAAACAGCAGTTCCAGATATTGGAGAGATAACAGAATTTGTTAAGGATATTCAATCTGTATTTCCTAATCAGTTGTTTGCATATAATTGTTCACCTTCATTTAATTGGAGAGCAAAGTTAAGTGATACAGAAATAATAAATTTTAAAGACGAACTAGGAGATTTGGATGTTAAGTTTCAATTCATAACTCTTGCAGGATTTCATTCCTTGAATTACAGTATGTTTGAGTTGTCTGAAAAATATCGTGACAATGGAATGTCAGGATTTGTAGATCTTCAAGAGAAAGAGTTTGCAGCTCAAATTAGAGGATTTACTGCTGTAAAACATCAACGTGAAGTTGGTGCTAGTTATTTTGATCAAGTTGCACAGGTTGTAACAGGGAGTTCCAATCTTAGTGCTATTGAAGGTTCAACCGAAGAAGAGCAATTTTAAAGTAGATTGAGGAAGTCAATCTATACAACATCTATTCAACTCGGAAGGAGTATATCGAATAAATGAGTAAGGTAAAACAACCCAACCCAATTTCTGAGGGATGGGATGCTTATCGTAAACTTGTTGATGATGAATTAAAAAAAAAGTTGAAACACATAAGATGGTCAGTTGGCCACATATAAAATGTTTGACTCATAAGGATTGTCATCTTGATTCTTTTTATCCAGGCAAATTGTATCGTGCAATGAAAATGGAAAGAGATGAAGATGGTTGTCTGAGATTAGTCAAAGAGAAATAGAGAGTGTTGTGTCCTAGTGCGAGAAGATGACAACTTTTCAACACCTAGACCGGCGAAATTCGTCACTCGCTTAGTGATCTTCTGTTAAGGTAGTCTATTAAATAAACTTGTAGAATTTGATTTTTGCAAGGGACTCAGGGGGGCAAACTAGCACTCTTTTTTATAATGAACTTATTTTTATTGGTTTTCTTCTATGAGGTGGTTGTTTTGATGTTCAAAGAGTTCTTCCAAATTTTCAAAAATTTTATCACACTCAAAACAGGCAACCCAACCATGTTCTTTGAAAAACTCTTTATCGTAATATTCGGCGGTGTCGTACAAAGCGATTTCTTTTTATTTATAATTGGACAGAAATCATCTACTATATATTTAGACTTGACACTTGTTGCATAAATTGTTATAATAATAGGAGAAAGTGAGAGAATAATCTCTTACATAATTAAAATATGAATAAAGAAATAATATGATTTCGATTAAAGTAAAACGTAATGAAAATATGAGTCGAGTATTAAGTAAATTTAAGGCCGCAGTCATGGCAGAAGGTACTATGAAAACACTCAAAAGCAAATCTCATTTTGTAAAACCTTGTATCCGAAAAAGATTGAAGAGTGAAGAGGCAGCAAGACAACGAAAAAAGGATGAAATGAAACTCATTCGTCAGGCACAAAATGAACAAAACGAATGGTATAGAAGATAATAAAGTTGTCGATCTAGATGCATTTCGTAAAGAAAAATTTACCCTTAAAATTCGTGTAGGTGGTTATTACGCAAACCTAGAAATGGGTGTGTATCTCCATTGTGTTGGCATCACTGATCCAATGCACACAAAAAACGCAGAAGAACACTTCATTGTTGAAGATCATTTCGGAAATCTTGTAACTTTTCGTATAGATGATCCCCCACCAAACTTTGTTGTGTCTAATATGAACGAATTTGCAGCTGCGGCCATGGGCATACCCGATCCAGATGACCCCCAAGTGTCATAATTTTATAAATAATTAACGAGGGTTATGGAGAGATATTCTAAAAGAAGATTCTTTGAACCTTTTGGACATATTTTCTCTCCCCTCATTAAATTGTCATACCTACCTTAGAAAAAAATAAAATTTTGTAATAATAATGTTACGATTCAAAGAATATCTTTCTGAAGCAAAAGAAGGTAAAAACCTTCATTTAGAACACCTAGAAGACGAAGTACTGAACAATGGCATCAATGGAACCAGAGGTGCGATTAGTTTCTTGCAATCTTTACGAGATATGTTAGCAGGAAATGCTAGTTCGGGTGTTAATATAACTGTCAAGTGGGATGGTGCTCCAGCAGTCTTTGCAGGAACCAATCCAGAGAATGGAAAGTTCTTTGTGGGAACCAAAGGAATTTTCAAAATGGGAGGAGCCAAGAAAGTAAATTATACACACGATGATATTGATAGAAATCATTCTGGTGGTCTTGCTGACAAACTCCATGTTTCGTTGGATGAACTTTCAAAGGTGGGCATCAAGGGGGTCTTACAAGGTGATATAATGTACACGAAAGACGATCTACAAACTAAAACAATTGATAATGAATCGTATATTATATTCCAACCAAACACAATCGTTTACGCAGTTCCACAAAATTCACAACTCGCCTCAAAAATCAAATCATCTAAAATGGGAATCATCTGGCACACTACTTATAGTGGTGATACAATGGAAGGTATGAAAGCCTCTTTCGGAGTTTCAGACAGTGCATTCAAGGAAACAAAGTCGGTCTGGCAAGCAGATGCATCGTTCACGGATACTTCTGGTTCTTCTACTATGACAAAAAAGGAAACAGAAGAAGTAACGAAAATTCTCAGTCAAGCAGGAACGAAGTTTCATGAGTTAAAGAGAGATGTTATTGATACAATAGCAAAAGAAGAACGCATTGGAATTTTGATAAAGACATATGCAAACAAAATGATAAGACAAGGACAGAGAATTACAAATCCAAGAAACCATGCAGCTGGAACGATTGCAAGTGCTTATGATAGGTTGAAACATGATGTCGATAGAGTGAAGACAGATAAAATGAAGAAAGTAAAACAGGAAGAAATGGATCGTCATGTGATATTTTTGAGAAGTAATTCATCTCAGTTGGTTAAAATATTTGAGATGCAAAATCTACTCATCGATGCAAAAATGTTGATTGTTCGTAAATTGGAAAAGATTAAAGGAATGACAAAAACTTTTATTAAAACTGATTCTGGATATGATGTTACTACACCAGAAGGGTTTGTTGCAATCGATACCATGAAAGGTAATGCAGTCAAATTGGTTGATAGACTTACTTTTTCACTTAATAATTTCACCGTTGCAAAGAGTTGGGATAAGTAATGGCAAAAGATTTAAAGACAGCAGTATTTTGTTTTGGGAGATTCAATCCTCCAACAATTGGCCACGGAAAGTTGTTGGATGCACTTATTTCTGTTGCGAAGAGAAAGGGTGGTAGAAATAGTGATACTTTTATTCTTGCAAGTCATTCAGTGGATTCAGAAAAAAATCCATTAACAAAAGATCAAAAAGCATTTTATTTGAAAAAAATGTTTCCCAAACAAATGAAACATTATGATGAGGAATTAAACAAAAAGAAATTATTTCTTCGTCTTATTGCGGTTATTTTCAATAAGCATTATGATAGATTAATCATGGTTGCCGGGAGCGATAGGGTTAGAGAGTTTCAAACTGAATTGGATAAATTCAATGGTGCAACTGGTGATGATGCGCCTCTCAAGGGAACATCTTATAATTTCAAGGAAATCGAAGTAGTTAGTGCAGGAGAACGTGATCCAGATGCAGAAGGTGTTTCGGGAATGTCTGCATCTAAGATGAGGGCCGCAGCGGTAGACGGAGATCTAAAATCCTTTAAGGGAGGAGTTCCAAGAGGATTTGGTGCCAAGAATACAATGAATATGATGAATGATGTTCGTAAAGGAATGGGATTGAAAGTAATTCGATTAAAAGAATCTATGTTGACATTCAAAGAATACTTAAACGAAAGAACAGAATATTATCTG